GAGCCGGGATGATCCGGTCGGCGTTGGAAAAACATGGTTATGGAAACAAGTCACGGAAGAAAAGGTCTAAGCCTAAACCACCTCCGAAACACAACTTCCCCCTCCCCATCCCACCTCCTGGGAAAAAGATAATAGTATCATAGGTCTATATACCGCTTGACAAACGCTATAACCTATGGTATCCTGGGGTTGCCAAGGTGCACCTCAAGGGGCTGTAGGACACTCGGCAGGGTCTCCCCAGTCACCTCCGTAGGGGCCGGGTCGCAGAATGAAACTGCGACTCGGCTTTTCCCTTTGAAGGGAGGGAGGTCATATGGCACAGAAGTCGCAAGCCTATGTGAAGAACAAAAATCGAGCTACCATTAACGAAGTGAAGAAGGCGATGATGGATGCCCTGCAGTTGATGCAGGACTTTAGCAGCCGATTCATCGTGCCTGATGACTTCCTCCCNGATCATCCCGAACGGGAAAAAATGGTAAAGTACTTGAAAGCTCGTTCTTGGAAGGGNACAGACTCGGGGGCCGCACAGATTGCAGGTATTTCTCTCCGCAAGCTGCGTGAGTGGCGTGAGATTGAAGAGTTTGCTGATATGGAGGAGCTTGCAGACCAGTCCTGCACGGACTTGGTGCACGAGGTCGCCTTGAACCTGGCTTATGTGACTGGAGACAGACAGATGATCCTGGCTGTGCTGAAAGCTAGAGATGAGCGCTTCACGGATCGCCAGGAGATCACAGGGCCTAAAGGAGGGCCGATTCCCTTTCAGATCAACTTCGGGGACATCCCGAGGCCTAAGAGGTTGGATTAGCCGTGGCTGTGGGTGTAGCTTCTCGTCGCAGGAGAAAAGAGTTCAGTATCACGGACTACTACAACCCGACACCCCGGCAGCGTCTTTTCCACTCCTGCCCCGCCGACATCATTTTGTACGGCGGCGCTGCGGGAGGTGGTAAGTCCGAAGCGCTTCTTTGGGAAGCGTTCATGCAGATGGTCGAGACTCCCGGTATCCGGGGTCTTATTTTGCGGCGCACGTTCCCAGAGCTGAACCGTTCGTTGATCCAGCGGTCTTTGGCGAAGTTTCCTCGGGAGGTGTGCCGCTACGTTGCCAGCGAGAAAAGCTGGTACTTTAACAACGGCTCTGTGCTGGAGTTTGGGTACTGCGAGCGGGAAGCGGACGTTTACCAGTACCAGTGTTTTCATCCCGATACGGAAATATTGACCGAAGACGGCTGGAGATACGTCAAAGACGTTAAGGTTGGCGATTTGGTCGCAACGCTTGACCCAGAAACTCGGGTCATGACGTATAAGCCTGTAACAAAGACTTGGGCCTACGATTTTGACGGTGAGTTGGTTACTCTGTTTCAGCGAAAAGGCGCAGCTTTTGCTGTGACACCAAATCACACTGTTTGGGCTAGCACAGACCGCATCAAGAAGCTTCGTCCCTATAGAGCTGACGAGCTTCCTAAAGTTGCTAAAATCCCCCAATGGGCTAAGTGGGTTGGCATTGAGCCTGACTCCGATGTGGTGTCGTTTAAGAGCGATGGCAACAATGGTCGAGAGATCGTTCTTTCGTTGGATGTTTGGCTACGATTCCTCGGTTTGTGGATTGCGGAAGGGGACACTTATGAAGGTCGCTGGGCTGTGAGGATTCACCAGGCTAAGGAAGATGGAAAGGAATACGTTCGTTCGTTGTTGGACCAAATGGGGGTTAATTATTGGGAGCAGAAGACTTGCTTTAGCTTTACGAACAAGGCGATGGTGGAGTACCTTCGCTCCGAGTGCGGATCGCACAGCAATTATAAACGAGTTCCTAAAGAGGTGAAGCGTCTCGCTCCTAGATTCTTACAGCTCTTACTTGAAGGGCTTATGGCTGGAGATGGCACTTGGTATGAGGGAAGAAGACGAGGCATTTTTGTTACGTCATCACGGCAACTTGCGGACGATGTGTGTGAGATTGCTTTGAAATGCGGTTATGCTGTTACGACGGAGATTAGAAACGATAACCCTCCAGATAGTCCCTATGGGACAAAGCCACGTTGGAGGATTTATTTGCATCGCAAGAACAACGACACGTCAGTTAGATCCTCAGATGGACACCAAAGCAAAAGCCAGGTAACTAAAGAACGTTATAGGGGGCCTGTGTATTGTGTGACGGTACCCCCTTACCACACAGTCTTGATTCGTTATAAGGGTCGAGTATCTTGGAGTGGACAGTCGGCAGAGTACAGCTTCATCGGCTTCGATGAGCTAACACACTTCACCTATGCTCAATGGGACTACTTGGTGAACTCCCGTCTGCGTTCGTCTGTACCCGGATCCTGGCCGAGGGTGCGGGCGGCCAGCAACCCCGGCAACGTCGGCCACGCTTGGGTTAAGTCGTTGTTTATCGACGGCAAGGAGCCTGACGTGGTTTGGGAAGACCACAGGGGTAGAAAGTACGCCTTCATTCCGGCTAAGGTTCAAGACAACCCTTACCTTTTGCAGAATGACCCGCAGTACATCGCCCGACTGGAGGCTCTTGACGAAAAGTGGCGCAGGGCGCTGCTGGACGGAGATTGGGATGTGTTTGCGGGTCAGTTCTTCGATAAGTGGGACCCCTCGGTGCATGTGCTTGACGANCACTTTGACCCGCCGAAGCACTGGCCCAGGTTCCGTGCTATGGACTGGGGTTTTGCGAAGCCCTACAGCGTCGGCTGGTACGCTGTGACTCCCTCGGGAGCACTTTATCGCTACCGGGAGCTTTACGGGTGGGGCGGCCAGCCCAACGTCGGTAGCCGTGAGACGGCAGANGAGGTAGCTCNAAAAATTGTTGAGATCGAGCGTGAGGCTGGAGAATACAACCTCATCGGGGTTGCCGACAATCAGATCTGGGCTTCGGGACGTGACACAGGCAAGAGCATTGCCGAGACGTTCCAAGACTACGGAATTGTGTGGATTCCTGCCGATAAGGACAGGATAAGCGGTTGGGACCAATGCAGGCAGAGGCTGGCCGTGGACCCGAAAGACGGGCCACGGTTTTTTGTTTCGCCTCGCTGTGAGCACTTTATCCGGACCATTCCGACGCTGGTTCACTCGGAGTCCAAGCCTGAAGACCTGGACACGGAAGGCGAAGATCACGTTGCTGATGAGTGGAGGTATGCCTGCATGTACTGGCGACAGCACGAAGAGCAGGCTGTGACTCCGCTTGTCCGTCCTGACGTGGAGGAAGCGTTTACGATTCTCGCTACCCCTGCGGGTGAGTTGATCTACATTCCGAAGGACGATGATTCTTCAGGAGAATGGTGGGAGTAACTTATGGCTGTTGCCGAAGACCAAGTTCTCGAACAGGACAGCAGGCTGGCGAAATACATCGAGTCTTTGTACATTGCTGGCAAGAGAGCCAAGCAGCCTGTCGAGGAGAAGGTCAAAAGGTTTGAAAAGCTCTGGTCAGGAGAACATTGGAGCAGCACGGCTGCCCGTGTGTCTTCTAAGAAGTGGACTCAGGCCGCCAGCAACTTTATTTTCGCTATCATCGAGACCCAGGTGACGTGGCTTACCGAAAACAGGCCGAATATGATCGTGGCCCCAATGTCGGCTAATGACGGGCCTAATGCCAAGGCCATTGAGCGAATCATCCGGGACTACTTGTGGCACAAGCTCAACATTCGTGTGAAGCTGAAGAGGGTAATTCGCTCTGGCCTTGTGAGGGGCAAAGGCTTCCTTAAAGTCACCTGGGACATGATGAGCAACCCGCAGTACGGCGGCGAGGTTGCTGTGGATTACATCCCCTGGAACGAGATCATCCTCGATCCGCAGTGCAGTACTATAGACGACGCACGTTACATCATTCACGCTCGGGTTCTCCCTCTGTCGGAGATCGTTCGGCGCTGGCCCCATAAGGGATGGATGGTGAAGCCTGATCCACGTTACTCGGAGCTGACCGACGAGGAGCTTTACAACGCCGACACAGATCAGGCCATTATCTCCCCTGTGATGAGCAGCTTTCATCAGGACGAGCGTGCCCGAGCGCTTGTAATTGAGTGTTGGATCAAGGACGACACGATTGAGCTTCGCAAAGAGTTTGACGAAGATGCTGGGGAAGAGGTTGAACGGGTTGTTCCTCTCTATCCTAANGGTCGGCTTGTGATCGTCGCCAACGGCGTTGTGCTGACGGATGTTCCTAACCCCTATATAGATGGCAAGTTTCCGTTTGTTGACTTCTCTTGCTACGAAACGGACGACTCTCCCTGGGATATGGGAGAGGTCGAGCAGCTTGAGCCGATTCAGCGGGTGCTCAANATTCTCGAATCCCGGTTTATCGACAACGCTCGATTGATGACGAACACGGTTTGGGTGAAGTCTGCGGACGCCGGAATTTCTGCGGATAAGATCACCAACGAAGAGGGCGCTGTTTACACGATTCAAAACCCGAGGGCGAGGTTTGAACGGCTGCCCCCGTCTCCCCTGCCCCAGCACTACTTCGAGTTGTACTTGCAGCTCCAACGGAATATGGAGACGATCACGGGGATTCACGATGTTACACAGGGCCGTAGACCTGTGGGGATCACAGCGGCTACGGCTATTTCTTTGCTCCAGGAAGCTGGGCAAGCCAGGATTCGTGACAAGGCGAGGAATTTGGAGGACACGATCCGCAGGATGGGAGAGTTGATGATCTCCCGCATTGTGCAGTTTTACACCAAAGATCGTGTCGTTCGTCTCCGTGGGCCTGATGATCAACTTCAGTTTGTGACGTTTGACCCAGCAATGGTTGACGTAGGCTTTGACTTCATCGTCGAGGCTGGATCAAGCCTCCAGATGAACGAGCAACAGCGGTTCCAGATGGCGATTGAGCTATTCCGTGCCGGGGGTATTGACATCATCGGCCTGTTGGAGGCCACCAACTTCCCCGGTCGGGATGAGATTATTCAGCGGATGCGTACAGGCCAGGCACTCATGCCTCCTACTGANGGTGCTCCTAGTGGCATGCCTGGNGCTGGTATNGCTTCTGGNGCTGTGCCACCACTCCCCCCGCCTCCCGGCGGCGGGGTTCCACCTTTAAGGAAAGGAGGCTGAGTGATGCCTTCTTTTATCGCCTGTGCGATGACCAATTGCCGATGGAACNGGGATGGTCAATGCAACAAGAGCGAANTCTTTNTAGACCAGGGCGTGATGTGCTCGAACTACGAGCCGGAGGTTGCCGACCTTGGTCTAGGACTAGGGGCACCGGGGCCAGACCCTCGTGCTATGCTCTTGCAACAGCTGGCAGGAGGCGGCGCTCCCCCGGCGGTCGGTGGAGGCCCCGTTCTTCCTAGAGGAGAGGCACCACCTCCGCTACGGTTTTAATGCTGTAGCGGGTTAAACCAAATACCATGACCCCGATGCTGGAGTCCTGTGAGGAAGCTCTGGAGTCCCTATTTGGGATGACCCAGGGTTTCTTCGTTTCAGGATGACCCAACAGCGGGAGTGGTTAGGAGGATCAACGTGTCTGACAACACCAACGAGCAAAAACTCAGTCGTGAAATCGACGAGGGCCTTGAGCGGGACTTGAG